GCATGGGCCCCGAGGACATCGGCCCCGAAGTGAAGCAGGCGGGCATCGCCGGGCTCCTGGGCATGATGGGCATGACTGTGAAGATTATCCTCACCGACGAGAAGCTGAGCGTGGGCCGCGTCATCGGCCACCTCGTCGTGGCGTGCGCCGTGGCCATCCTCTCCGGGTTCGCCCTGGAGGAGTACATTCAGAACAAGAAGATGCTCTGGGCGCTCAACGGCCTCTCCGGCTACATGGCCCTGCAGATCGTGGCGTGGGCGGAGGAGACGGCCAAGAAGAAGCTCGCGGCCACGTCGGCCGACATCGTCGGAAAACCCAAGGGGAAGACCAATGGCAAACGAAAGCCCAAGAAGCGCTGACACCAACCTGCTCTGGGCGGTGGTCATGCTGACCTTGGCGGCCGGCGTCTCGGCCTTGGGCTCCGCGTGGATCTGCGAGTCCGTGCTCTCGGCCTTCGGGTCTTCCCAGACCATGGCCCTCATCATCGTGGACGGGGGCAAGGACCTGAAGAGCGACGACGCGAACCTGGAGCGGCAACTATCGACGGCCACGCTGGCCCTCCAGACCATCCGGGACTTCGGCTGGGCGCTGGCGGTGGGGTGCTTCACTGTCCTCGTGGCGGTGCTGGTGCGGGTCTTCTATCGCCCGGGCACTAAAGACGCCTCCTAGGGCAAGCCAGAGGGGTCTAATCGACATGTCTGGGGCGACATGTAGACGGGGCTGGCGGGTTCCATAAAGTGACCGCTCGGGAAGTTATGGCAACTTTCTCGGCCTAAACGTTCCAAACCACCCCGCTCGGGAACTTGGCAAAAGAATTGTGTTGACCCCTTGGCAATGGGCTTGTCTACTCATCTCTGTTCCAACCAACACCAAGCCATGACCACCGCCATCACCACCATCGTCGAGCGCCCCAACGTGCTCCTCTCCCTCGCCGCTCTCGTCGAAGAGCAGACCCGCAACGTCAACCAGGTGCAGGCCACCTACAAGGCCGGCCTCTACGCCGATCACGACGCTTACGAGTGCGACCTCGAAGACGCGAATGACGCCCACATCATCGCCTGCGTGGCCTACCATGCCGCCCTGCAGCTCATCAAGGGCAAGCGCATCAACAAGGAGCAGACCAGCACCCTGAAGGCCGCCCTCTGCATCACCGGCTCCCTCTAATCTCCCAACCCACCCAAGCCATGAAACTCATCCTTGCCCTCCTCGCCGGCCTCGCGCTGGCGGCCTACATCCTCGCCCTCGCTGACGGCCCGTCCCTCTTCGAGATCATCGACAACCCGAAGTACTAAGCCATGACCAACCTCGGCAACCCTTCAACGGAGGTCCAGACGCTGGCCCGTGGCGTCGTCTTCGCCCGTGACCGCGTGCTCCAGGGCGACTGGACTCCCAAGTACGCCAACCAGCAGGTCGAGCAGCAGACCCACGAGTGCGAGCAGATGCTCATCTTCTACGGGTGCACCGACATCAACGTCTACGCCCACGTCTCCCCCTCCGGCCGTGCGCTGCTCAAGTGGCGCTACCGCGACAAGGACGGCGAGCTCTTCACCGGCAACCTTCACCCGACCTCCCAGTCGTGAAAGTTCTTATCGCCTGCGAGTATTCTGGAACTGTCCGTGATGCCTTCATCAAGGCCGGACACCAAGCCATTTCCTGTGACCTGTTGCCCACGGATGTCCCGGGGCCGCATTACCAAGGTTCTGTTTTCGACGTCCTTGATGATGGCTTCGACATGATGATTGCCCACCCGCCTTGCACCCATTTGGCTGTCAGCGGAGCCAAGCACTTTAAGGCAAAGCAGGCTGATGGTCGCCAGCAAGAGGCTTTGGATTTTGTCCAGCGTCTGCTTGATGCCGACATCCCGCGCATCGCCTTGGAGAACCCCATCAGCATCATTAGTTCCACCATCCGTAAGCCTGACCAGATTATCCAGCCATGGCAGTTCGGTCACGGCGAGACGAAGGCCACCTGCCTATGGTTGAAGAACCTTCCTTGCTTGGAGCCTACCAACATCGTGGAAGGTCGGGAACAACGCATCTGGAAACTGCCACCAGGTAAGGATAGGTGGAAAATCCGTTCAAAGACTTTTAAAGGCATCGCCGATGCTATGGCCCAACAATGGGGAAACCTATGATGCGCTGCCTGCTCTTCCTGCTCGCGTCGGCCACCTGCCTCCCCGCGATCACTCCCGCCCAGGTGGACGCCATCATCCAAGTCGAGTCCGCCAACAACCCCCGCGCCATCGGCCGGCTGGGCGAGCGTGGCCTCTGCCAATTCTTCCCCGCAGCTTGGTCCGATACCTCCCGCTGGCGCCGTGCCCACGGGCTCCCGGTCTACTCGTACGCTCTGGCCCACGACCCCGAGGCCGGCCTTGCGTACGCTTCCTCTTGGTTGACTCTGCTCGAGGACCGCCTGACCGCAACCCTCGGCCGCCGCCCGACGATCGGCGAACTGTACGCCGCCCATCAGCTGGGGTTCGCTGGCTTCCGCTCGAAAGGGTTTGACCTCTCGCGCTGCCCGACCATCACTCGGGTCGTCGCCGCCCGATTGGCAAAGGCGACACGCTAAGCCAAGCCATGACCAACCATCCTTTGCTCGTCGCCGTAGACCCTGGCGTGTCCGGTGCCATCGTGACGTACCACCAGCACCTCGGGCTTTCGTCCTACAACATGCCCGGCACGGACTGGGAGGTCTGCAAGCTAGTGGCCAACATCAGCACGCAGGCCGGCAAGGTCGTGCTCTACCTCGAGGAGCCGCCCCTGTACACCGGCCGCAACATCCCCGGGTCGGCCATCGGGAAACTGTTTTGGAACACGGGCGTGCTCTACGGCGCCGCCGTGGCCTGCGGGTGGGAAGTCCACCGCGTGCGCCCCGCGATCTGGCAGAAGGCCCACCCCGTCGGCACGAAGGGCGACCTTTCGACCACCGCCTGGAAGAACAAACTGAAGGCCCGCGCCGGCGAGCTCTTCGGTTCGGAGCCCGGCCTCAAGGTGACGTTGGCCAACGCCGATGCCCTGCTCATCCTCGACGCCGCCAAGCGTGGCGCTATCAACTAACTTTCCACCATGTCCAACATCCCCGCCAACCTCCAGACCACCCAGTCCCTGGTACTGCCCCCCGTGGCCATCCCGGGCACCCGCTACCTGATCTTGCACGACGGCACTGTCGTCTCGACCCTCAAGCCCCGCCGCAAGGGCCAACTGAACTACTGGTCTCTCTGCATCGAAGGCCGCCTCAAGGTCGTGACGCAGAAGACCATCGACGCGGCCGCCGCCAACAACGGCAAACTCGACTGACCTTTCCCAAGCACCCCATGAGCAAACAAGCCACTGACGCCAACGCGGACTTCGTCACCGCCCTCAACGCGCTGGAGAACGTCAGCGCGAACAAGTCCAACCCAGCCTTCAAGGGGTCGAAGTACGTTTCCCTCGACCAGCTGCTCGACGCCGTGAAGCCTGTCCTGGCCAAGCACAACCTGGCCCTCACCCAGATCGTGCGGACCCTGCCCGACGGCCGCATCGGCGTGGTGACTTCCTTCCGCCACCGCGACGGCGCGACCTTCGATGGGGGCGACCTCTTCATCCGGGCCGACGGCCTCGAGCCCCAGAAGATTGGCGCCGCCCTGACCTACATCCGCCGGCAGTCCATCCAAACCGCCTGCTGTGTCTCTGTGGACCTCGACCTCGACGGGAACGGCCTCACCCTCTCGCCCGCCGTCAAAGCGTCTCCTGCGGCCAGCCAGACCCCTCAAACTATCCGCCCGTCGGGATACCTCTCCCACCCCGAGGCCGCCGTCCGCGTCCTGCAGCGCAAGGGGTGGCTCAAGGAAGGCCAGGGGCTGGCCGACCTGCTCCCCGAGCACCTCACCAGCATCGCCAACAACCCGGCCTTCAACGCGGCCGTCGCCAAGGAGGCCCAGGCTTAATCACCATGTTCAACCCGAAGCGATTTTCCTGCCGCTATGACGCGGTGGTGCGCACAAACGAGAAAGGCGAAACGACCACCTTTGAGCCGATGCTTGAAGAGAACTCCGGTAAATACATGCTCGTCGAAGAATACGCCTCTCTTGTCGAAAAGTACTCCCAACTAGCCGAGGCCGCTAAAATGGTAATGAAGGACAATGAACACCTGCAGCACCTCCTGAACAGCATTTCCGACAACATCAAGATTGCCAGGTTTAGGACGCACAACTGGGTGAGCGACAGCCAGAAGGGAGGCCAGTCGTGAGCGACTTCCTCACCCCCGGCGGCCAGTCCTTCGACCCGATCGGCGAGGCCATGAAGAACCTGGAGCGCATCAACGAGCTCGCGGCCGCCAAGGCCCGCATCCAGCAGCTCGAAGAACGCAACGAGGCCATGCGCGAAGCCGGCGACGAGATCTGGTACGTCCTCCGCCACGCCGACAAGGTGACCGCCGAGGACATCATGAACGCCTGCTCGCAGTGGGCCGACAAGCGCCGCCATGGCTGACATCCCCAAGTCCATCGAACGCCTCGCCGAGAAGGACGCCGTCTACCTTTACGGCATGCTCATCCTGCTCGACGGGGAAGCCTTCTGGGAATGCACCGCCGCCAACGCCAAGGGCCTCGAGCAGACCATGCGGGCGTGGAAGGTGCACACCTGGCCTACCCTCAAACGCTCCAACGTCCGGTACTTCGTCAAGTCCCCGGGCACCATCAAGGAGATCACCATTCCCACCCGATAAAGCCATGCGATACATACTAACCGGCCTCTTCCTAATCATGTTCACCCTTAAGCTTCTCGGCCTGACCGACCTTTCGTGGTGGATTATCACCCTCCCGCTCTGGGGCGGAATTGCTCTTCTGTTGTCTGTCGGCTTCGGCGCCTTGGCCCTTTACGGCATCCTGTGCGCTTTCGAGTCCAAAGAGGATAAGCGCCGCCGCGAGCTGAAGGACCTATTCAAAAAGATTTCCAACCGATGAGCCCCCGCGACTCCGCCTCCGCCAACCTCCAGCGCCTCCACGTCGAAGCCCTCAACCTCGAAGGCTACCTGTCCGCCTTCGTCACCCAGAACGACGTCAACCGCATCGGCCAGGACAGCACCCGCTTCCGCAACGTGCTCGCCGTGACCGACCTCTCCCGCGTGGACGACGCCCACGACCTCGACGAGCTGCGCGAGCGCCTCAACGCCCTCCGCTCCGACATCAGCGTGCTCCTGGTCTCCTTCCAGAACCTGCACGAGAAGGCCGAGACGCTGGCCGTCACCCTCGGCGCCATCGAGGACGCCGTTGATAATCCCGACGAAGACCTCTGAACCCCTTGGGGCTGGCCTAGGTTCGCCCGATTGGATCCGGGTAAGTTCCATAGTCCTAGGCTGGCCCCTCCCCTTTCCACCACCCCCCGATAACATACAAACAAACATACATACATGAAGACATACACGCCCCCCGACATCACCGGCATCAAGGCCATGAGCCTCGCCGGCAACCGCGCCGAGTACGACGCCCTGCCCGGTCTCAACCAGACGCTGGCCAAGGTCCTGCTCCGCTCCCCGGCCAAGTACAAGCACGCCCTGGCCAACCCCTCGAAGGCCACCGCCGCCCTCCGCGAAGGCATCATGACCCACGCCTGCGTCCTCCAGCCGGACGTCTTCGCCAAGTACAAGCCCGAGCCCGACGTGAAGAAGAACACCAAGGAAGGCAAGGCCGCCTACGAGTACTGGAAGACCACCCTCCAGCCCGACGACCTGCCCTGCGACTGCGACGAGTACGACAACGCCCTGCACTACGCCGACGGCCTCCGCGCCGTGATGGCCAGCCACGGCATCCGCGTGCACGCCGCCGAGATCGCGCTCACCGGCACCTACATGGGCGTGGCCCTCAAGGGCTCCATTGACTTCATCGGCGCCGACGGCTACCTCTACGACCTGAAGACCACCCGCGAGGACGCCACCCCGCACGGCTTCGGCCGCGAGCTGCAGCGCAACCCGGACTTCCGCCTGCAGGCCGCCTGGTACATGCACCTCTGGAAACTGAACTATGGCGAGACCCCCCGAGGTTTCCGCATCATCGCCGTCGAGAAGGAAGCCCCCTACGAGGGCGCCGTCTTCGAGCTCGACCAGGAGCTGGTGGCCGATGGCGGCATGAAGATGCTGGAGGCCATCACCCTTTTCCAGAAGTGCTCCGAGTTCGACTCGTGGCCGACCTACCAGCCCGAGATCATCAAGGTCGAGCCGTGGAAGAAGCCCGGCGACGCCGTCCCCCTCTCTTTCTCCTAATTCCCAACCACCCAGAAACCATGCACAACCCGCACAACGGCGCCGACAAGGTGCCCCTCAAGACGATCACGAAGTCCGGCATCTACATGCTCAAGCTCTCCAAGCCCAAGGCCGACAAGGTCCGGGTCTGGGACGACGGCACCATGTCGTACCGCCTCTTCCTCATGACCGCCGACGGCCACTGCCTCTCGCAGTCCTACGGCACCAAGTACCCGAAGTCCCTTGCCATGCTCGTCGGCAAGATGTCCGGCAACTTCACCAGCGAGTTCGCCGGCCGCACCCCCGAGGATTACGTGGCCTACGTCGAGAAGGCCGCCGGCAAGGTCGTCGAGACGCTCGTCGAGGTCAGCGAAGGCAACCCCCGCCCCGATGGCTCCCCGTCCTACAAGTACAAGCTGACGTGGGCCAAGAAGGGCCAGACGCTCACCGCCCCGGACTCCTTCTGACCATGGCGCCTTCCAAGCACCTCGTCCTGGTCTGCGGCTTCGCCCGCGCCGGCAAGGACACCTTCGCCAAGGGCATCGTCGCGTCCGCCAAGGATGCAAAGCGCGTGGCCTTCGCCGACACCCTTAAGTACGCCCTCGAGACCGCCGCCCACAACGTCGGCCTAAAGGTGGACTACTTCACCGACGCCGACAAGCTGCAGGACCGCGACCTCCTGGTCGAGTTCGGCCGGGCCATGCGCCGCCGCGACAAGGACATCTTCGCCAAGGCCATCGGCAATTACGTGGCCGACCTGACCGACGGCCAGACGCTCGTGGTCTCCGATTGGCGCTACCTCAACGAGTACGAGGCCGCCAAGAACTACTGCGACATGTACGGCGTAAGCCTGCACGCTGTCCACATCGTCCGCCATGGCTGGAAGGCCGCCAACGACGAAGAGGCCATGTCGCTGGTCGAGATCATGGCCGCCGTCCCCTTCGACGAGACTGTCTACGCCACCTCCGGCGACGAAGAGGCCGTCCTGCTCCACGGCTACCGCATCGCCAAGCTTTGGAAACTATGAGCTCCGACTTCTTCGCCGGCTACGGATCCGAACCGGGCGACATCTACGACCTCGCCAAGAAGTGGGGCATGACCCCCGAGCGCCTCACCTTCCTGGCCAACTGCCCGCAGGGCATTCACCGGCAGTTCCTCAAGGAGCAGGCCGACTGGACGACGGAAGAGAAGCGACTGGCCACCAACTGCCGCTTGGCACACCGGCAGGGCTTCACGGCCTACGAGGCCGCCGAGTACGCCAAGGTCGAGCTGGGTGTCATCACCGCCTTCCTCGCCAAGGTCGGCGTGACGTGGCCCGCTGGCTGCCGCCGTAAGCTCTCCTGGGGCGGCTCCCTCCCCGCCGGCAAGCGCAGCGACTACGGCACCAAGGCCCCCGTGGGCGGGGCAAACCTGTTCAAGACCAGGGACGGCCGCACCCTCCGCATCAAGGAGCCCGAGTCCTACGAGGCCGCCCAGAAGGCGCACGACCTCGGCATCACCCTCCGCGAGGCCGAGAAGCGCTTTGGCATCCCCTACACCCGGCTCTACATCGCCGCCAAGAAGATGGGGCTGAAGATCGCGAGGAAGTACAAGGCCCGAGGCCCTAACAAGGTCCGCATCAAACGATGAGCGAACCAACCCGTTACCGCGTGGCCAACAACCAGGCGCAACTGACCCTTGGCGGAAACATCCTCGCCGTTGACCCCGCTGGCCCGCTGGTCATGTACGACGACTACGCCCGCCTCAAGGCCGAGGTCGAGCGCCTGACCAAGGCCGGGGATCGTGTCCTTCACGTCCTTCTGTGGACTGATGAATACGACGAGTTCAGATACAAAGATGCAAAAAAGGTTTGGGACGATGCCAAGGGGGTGAAGTCATGAGCGAACCCACCCGCTTCGTCTTCGCGTCCGACTCCCACGGGGACATGGCCGACCCGGAGGCACTCGCCGCCCTCTGGGAGTTCTGCAAGGACTACAAGCCCTCCGTCCGCATCGCCGGCGGCGACCACTTCGACTTTCGCGCCTTGCGCCGTGGCGTCGGCACCTCTGACGCGGAAAGCGGCGAGTCCCTCAAGGCCGACCTCGAGGCCGGCATGGACTTCCTCAAGCGCTTCCGCCCCACTGTCTACCTCTGGGGCAACCACGAGCACCGCCTCGACAACCTGATCGCGTCGTCGAGCTCCGCCCTGGTGCGCGACTACTGCCAGGACATCAAGGACACCATCAACCGCACGGCCCGCCAAGCGGGGGCCAAGACCATCCTGCCCTACCACGCCGACCTCGGCGTCTATCGACTAGGCAAGGTGGCCTTCGTCCACGGCTACGCCCACGGCGAGAACGCGACAGTCAAGCAGGGGCTCCACTACGCCGTCCACGGCGGCGGCTTGATCCACGGCCACACCCACACGCTGGCCAGCATCGCCCTGACCCAACACGGCAGCGGGAACGCCTTCAGCGCCGGGTGCCTCTGCCAGAAGGAAGCGATGGGCTACGCCTCCGGGCGCCTAGCCACCGCCCGCTGGGGCACGGGCTGGGTCGCGGGCTGGACGGATGGCGACAACTGGAAAGCCTGGCTGGTGCACAAGGTCGGCCAGAACTACGTCTGGACCACGGGCCTCCGCATGTTCAATCCCAAGAAACGCAAATGAGTAATAAGCACATAGGATTTTTAATGCTTTGGGGCCTAGGCATTGGACCCATCCTTTGGGTCTGGGGTCGCATTGTAATCAATTCAATCGAGGCCAAAGAATGGAAGGCACTGTTCTGGGGGCATGCTATCATGGCCTACATTTTCTTGGCTATCTACTTTCTGTGCAAATGAGCCAAGGCACCAGCGTCGTCGCCAACCACCGCGTCAGGGACGACATCCTCGACGCCATCGTCTCCGAGATCCAGAAGCAGGCCGAGAAGGCCCCGCCCGGCTTTCACCCCATCGACTACTGGGAGAAGCGCTGGAAGTGCAAACGCTCGTGCGCCAAGCGCTACCTCTCCGAAGGCGTCAAGGCCGGCATCCTGGAGCGCATCGAGCTGCGCCGCTACACCGGCAAATACGTCCGCCGCGCCCCCTACTACGGCCCCGCCCGCAAGAAGGCTAAAACCAAATGAGCAATACTTACCAAGTAATCAACGGCGACTGCCTGGAGAAGATGGCCGCGCTGCCATCCAACAGCGTCGACATCATACTTACCGACCCGCCTTATTTCAAGGTTAAGGACGACGACTGGGACAGGCAGTGGGAGGTCGCTTCCGAGTTTATCGGATGGCTGGACAAGGTCGCCGCCGAATGGGAACGCGTCTTGAAGCCCAACGGCTCGCTGTATTGTTTCGCGTCTCCTCAGATGGCCAGCCGTGTCGAGGTGATGATCGCGTCCAGGTTCAAAGTCTTAAACCACATTGTTTGGATGAAGCCAAGCGGCATCCATAACAGACAGTGCCGGGAAGACTTGCGGTCCTACTTTCCTCAGACCGAGCGCATCATCTTTGCCGAGAAAAAGGGAGCCGACAACATGGCCAAGCGTGAGGGCAAGTATCGGGCCAAGTGCGACGAGCTCCGGGGCTTCCTGTTTGAGCCTTTGCGGTCTTACTTTGTAAAAGAGCGAGACGCCGCCGGCCTGACCACGAAGGAAATCATTAAAGCCATGGGATGCTCTACCCCTTCCCATTACTTCAGCCAATCTCAGTGGGCTTTGCCAACCAAAGAACACTACCACAAGATGCGGGAGATTTTCAATCGAGCCGGCAACGATGGCCTGCGCCGTGAGTACGATGGCCTGCGCCGTGAGTACGAGGACCTGCGCCGTGAGTACGAGGACCTGCGCCGTGAGTACGAGGACCTGCGCCGTCCTTTCGACGCGGCCAAGCCTTGCGAGTTCTTTACCGACGTTTGGACATTCCCCGTCGTGCAGCACTACAAAGGAAAACACCCTTGCGAAAAGCCTCAAGAGCTTCTGGCCCACATCATCAAAGCATCGTCACGCCCTGGGGCCCTTGTGCTCGACTCCTTTGCCGGCACGGGAAGCACGGGGGTAGCCTGCAAGCGCCTTGGACGATCCTTCATCGGCATCGAGCTCTCCCCCGAGTATGCCGCCACCATACAGGCCAGGCTGAGCGACTCGCTGGCCTTGCCCTTGGCTGACCCTTCCTAGTCGCTCACGCAAGAAGGCTCGACAGAAGCCCGCCCGCTGACCATACCCACCCCCGCAAGCCATGCAAAACCCCGACGACCTTATCGAGCGGGCAAGGAAATACCTTGTCCACCTTCCTGACTCCATCGAAGGCCAGAAGGGCCACGACGCCCTCTTCCGTGCCGCCACTGTGCTGGCCCACGGG